TCGTGTCTATAAAAATGGTGAACTTGTTGCATCAACAATGAGTTAAATTTATTGTGATACATTTTTATGCATTTTTATGTATTTTATAAATAATAAAAATAATATAAATAATATAAATAATATTTTATATAAAATATATAATGAAAAAAAGAATTGTTAAACCATTAAATATTCAATTAGTAACAAATAATTATATTATAACACAAATTGATTATGAAAATATAGAAAAATTAGTAAATCAATATGTTGAAAAATATTCACGAATTTATACTAATTTTATTGTATATAACATGACAATTTATGTAATTGGCGAAAATATATATGAAATTAATGAAGAAAATGTTGATTTTATTTATTGCAAAAATGGTAATATTACATTTGATGATATTGAAGAATTGAATGTTAATGAAAAAATATATTTATCAAAACAAAAAATAAAAAATATTAAATTGGAAGATTTTTTTGAAGAATTGAGACTGAGACCAGTTGATGAAAATGAAACAGATTTAACATTGCATTTTATTGGAGAAAAATATAGAGAAATAAAAAGGAAATATATTTGAAAAAATATTATTATAAAAAACACTATTATAAAAAATGAATTCTTATCAAAATCTAAATTGCTGAACATTTTACACCTTTGGACATTTAAAACGTCGATTTTTATATAATAAAAATTATATAAAAATAATTTATTGTATTACCTTAATGAATATAGAAGAAGTTATTAAGGAAAATTTATTGTTGAAAGAAGAAAATGATAAGTTAAAAAATGAATTAAATTTAACTAAAGAACATTTAATATAATAAGCATAACCAGAAATTTGTTCTATTTCATTGTTTTCATCTAATTGAGTATTGAGCACACTAACATTTCCATTTTTTAAAATTTCATAATTAGTAGTAATACATGTTCCATATCCTGTGTCACTGAAAGTGACAGATGATTTGTACACTCACAAACAATTCCCTAAATATTCATTTAGTTTTAATTCTGTTACAGATTCAATATTTTTACTTGTTGCTAAATAAAAAAAAGATGACAATAAATGGTAAAACATTTTATATTATATAATTTTATTATAATCTTTATATTATAAATAAAAATATTGTTTTTTATTTATTTTTTTAAATTTTATTCTTTTATATTTTAAATAAACTAACACAAAAATAAAAATAAAATAAATTATTTCATATATAACATAATATAACATAACATAAAGATAAATAATTTACTAGAAATGATTTATAAATTTAATTATTTAAATATGAATATGATGCTAAAAATAAAAGAAATATATATCATTGAATTGATAAATAGTCTAGAATACCTAGGGAATATTAAAATAAATGTAACATATCAAATTCAAGATAAATTTTTTATTTTTGCTAAATTTTATACTTTTATATTTTGAACACACTTAAATAAAAATAATGATAAAAAATAAAAAAAAATTGAATTATTTTTATTAAATAATAAATACAATACTTAAAGATGAACGGAATTGAATTATTTGAAAGTATTAAACAAGTTGGTACATTTGAAGAACTTTTATTATCAGTAAATGATGATTCAAAGCGTGGAAAAATATTTGAAATTATATCAAATATTATTATTAGATTTGGATTTTTCACAATATTTACTAATGATAATTATAACCATTATGAAGGAAATATTAATACATGTAAATTAAAAAAAGTTGACAATTTAAAACAATATTTAAAAGAATTAACATCTTCAAAAAGTGGGGCAAGTGATATTACTTTACAACATAAAATTACAGGAGAATATATATTTATATCTTGTAAGTTTCATTTTAATGATAGTAATAAAAATATAAAAGATTATGAAGTTCAAGATATACACTCTGTTATTTTAAAAAATGATTATAAATATAAAAAATATAAAATATATTTATTTGTTAATAACAAACAAAAAGTTCAACAATTAATTAATTTAAGTGAAGAAACAAATAAGCACTTAAAAGATGATATAACAGACATTATTGGTCTTGATGATTTAGAATTGTGTTTTCAAAATTTGAAACAATCTATACAAGATATTTCAATTGATGAAGTTAATGACAAGTTTTATAACACAAAATTATTATTAGAACTTCGTTTTCATCAGGATTTAATTACATATCAATTATTAGAAAAGATTGATGAAGGTGAAAAAGATTTATTGCTTGGAGCTAAGGCAAGGTCTGGAAAAACTTATTGTGTTGGTGGGTTGTTTGTAAAATACTACAAAAAATATAATAAATTAAACGCATTAATTATTACACCAGCGCCAACTGAAACGCTATTACAATTTACAGATGATTTATTTCATAAATTTAGGGATTTTATTGACATAAATATTATTGAAATAAAGAAAGGAAGTGATTTTATTGGTATGACATTACAAACAAATAATATTATTATTGTAAGTAAGCAACTTTTAGATGATTATGTTTTTGAAAAAAAAATTACTTCTATAAAAGATTTAAATTTAGATGGTATCGTATTTGACGAAAATCATTTTCACGGAACTACACAAATGGCAAAAAACATATTACAATCATATTCTTCATCAAAAACATTCAAATTATATTTAACCGCAACATACGCAAAACCTTTGAATGAATGGAATATACCAGAAGATTGTCAAAAATACTGGGATATTGAAGACGAACAAATGTGTAAAAAGCGTGATATTGATGGTTTAGTTGAGAAACATGGAGAAGATGTATTATTATTTATAAAAACAGATAACCAAGAGCGTCTTCTGAGTGTTTATGACAAAATGCCAGACTTACATATAATTACAAATATGATGGATAGAAAACGATATGAAATGATAAAAGAACGAATTCAAGACACAAGTTATGGATTTTCAAATGGAACTTTATTATCAACTACAAAAGATGGAAATAATTTTAATTATATTGAGGAGGTTGATAATATGTTAAAATGTATTTCAGGAAAAGGAAAGGTTGATGAAGTTGATGACCCTATTAGAGATAAAAAATCTATATTTGAAAGAATTAAAAATATATCTAATTCAAAAAATAGTAGGACAAAATTAAACAATGGAGATTTTACAAGTCAATTGTGGTTCTTGCCATTTGGAAAAGATATGTTAATTGACAAAGTAAGCAAATGCTTAAAAGATAGAATGTTAAAAAATCGTGTATTGTGCCAATATGAAATTTTAATAGTTAATTCTAAAAAAGATTTCAAATTGAAAGATATTAAAGAAGAAATTAAAAATAAAGAACTAAAAGCAAAAGAAGAAGGAAAATCTGGATTAATTCTATTGGCAGGAAACCAATTAACATTAGGAATTACATTGCCATTTGTTGATGTAGTATTCTTATTTAATGATGTATTATCAAGTGATAAGATATTACAAATGATGTACCGTTGTATGACTGAAACTATAAATAGTAGCGATAATGCTTTAATTAATAATGGTATAAAAAAAATAGGGTTTGTAGTTGATTTGAATATTTCAAGAGTTCTTAATACAATGTTAGACTACAATGTTTATAAAAAAGACTTGAATATAGAACAAAAAATAGAATATTTAGTGGAGAATAATTTGATTAATATTGATAGTGATTTATTTCAAAATAAAGAAAATAAAAGTAAATTAATTGAGAAATTATTACATATTTGGAAATCAGACCCAATTAATAATCTTAAAACTCTTTTAAGAAAGCTTGAAGAAAATGTTATTGATTTAGAAACAAAAGACCAAAAAATAATTAATCAAATTTTCACAAGTTCTATTGGTGATGATAAAGTAAATATTAAAGTTCAATTTGATGAAGATAATGATGAACCATTACAAACAGGAAAAGAAATTACAAAACAAGAAAAAGATGATGGAGATGATAGCAGTGTAATTGATAAGGATGAAGATGAAACTAATAATGGTGATACACAAAATATATCTCTTACGAAAGATGTATTGCCTTTTATAATTCCATTAAGTTGTATTTTAACAATTCAAGACAATAAATACGATTTTACAGAAATATTAAATACAATTAAGGAAAATCCAAATTTATTAGAAGTATTTAACGACCAATCTTTCGTCTGGTGGAACAAAAGGGATATTATTAAGTTGATTGAAAAAATTGTTGGAAAATATGTTAAAAAGAACTCTTCTATATATAATATAGCAATCCAATTTAAGATGTCTTTACAAAGTTTGATAGATAAACCGAAAGAATTATTAGAATTAATTGATAGTTGTTTGAAACCAAAAAAACTTGAAAAAGAAAAATTTGGTGAAGTATTTACACCAATTTATTTGATTAACGAAATGTTAGACAATTTAGACAAACAATATAAAATAATATATGGTTTAAGTATATTTAGTGTTTCAAATTTAAAATGGTTTGACCCTGCATGTGGTATGGGTAATTTTCAAGTAGCGTTATATTTAAAATTATTTGAAGGTCTAAAACAAGAATTTCCAAATGATGATGAGAGAAAAAAACATATATTAGAAAATATGTTATATGTAAGTGAATTAAATACAAAAAATATTTTCATTTATAAACAATTATTTGATATAAATAATGATTTTAAATTAAATATCAATAAAGGAAATAGTTTAGAGATTAATACAAAAGAATTGTGGAATGTAGATAAATTTGATATTGTTTTAGGAAATCCTCCATATAATAAAGCAAAAGAAGGAACATTAAAAGGTGGTTATGGTGGCAGAAGTTTATGGGATTTATTTGTTGTAAAATCATTTGATTGTTGGTTAAAAACAAATGGATTTTTAGTATTTATTCATCCACCATCTTGGAGAAAACCAGAACATTATTTGTGGGAATTACTTGGAAAAAAACAAATTTTATATCTAAAAACATATTCAAAAAAGGATGGGAATAAAATATTTGGTTGTTCTACATTAGTAGATTATTATGTATTAAAAAATGAAAATATCAGTAGAGATACTATAATTGATGGACAAGATGGAAAAACATATAATGTAAATTTGAATGATTGGAATTTCTTACCAAGTGGTTGTATTGATGACATTAAAAATATATTGGGTAACAATCAAGTTTTATATTCATCATCTATTTATGATACAAGACGACCATATGTAAATAAAATAAAAACAGAAAAATATAATTTACCAGTAGTTCATAATATGACAAAAAAAGAAGGTTTAGGATTTGTATATTCAAGTGAAAATAAAGGACATTTTGGCATACCAAAAGTAATTTTATCGTTTGGTGAATTTCAATATCCATACAATGATTGGAAAGGTGAATATGGAATGAGTCAAATTTGTTATGGTTTAAAAATAAATAGTAAAGAAGAAGGTGATAAAATAGTTGAAGCAATCAATAGTAGCAAGTTTAAGGATATATTAAAATATACAAAATGGAGCACATTTCAAACTGATTGGAGAATGTTTAACTATTTTATACCTGATTTTTGGAAAAAATTTGAAACAAATTTGTCTTCAAAAGAAGATGATGTAAGTTCAAAAGCAGATGAAGAAGAATGTCATCTAAAAACATGTGGATTAGAAGAAGATGAAGAAGAATGCCATCTAAAAACATGTGGATTGGAAGAAGATGAAGAAGAAT